ATGAATGCTTATGGTAATGTTCGTAGACTTACTGCGTGGCAGCGAGCTAAAGATCGTTGGCGTGGTATGTGGATGGGATTGAAAAAAGGTGGAGTAGATAACTTTTCTGATCACAACATGGTGAACTATGTTGCAAATCTAGAGAATTGGAATAATGACATGGAGACACAACAATAGTATGAGATGGTATGATTATGTAATGTGTTTTCTATTTGCTAATGTTTTTACGGTTAGTTTACTAAATATTGATATTTTGGGGTTTACAATTGGTGTGTTTTGTTATAGAATATATGAAGACAGAGTAAGGAACCGAATCAATGACTAACAGCGAAGGGGAGTATGAATCTTATCATGAGTTCATCAAAAGGAAATACAAGGAGGATCGAGAAAGATATGAACTGGATACAAATCGACGCGATCCTGTGGCAGTTGATATCGAAGTGGAACGGGAAGAACTACGAAAGTTTTGTAGAGAGTATCTCAAAAAAGTTTGATTGGTCAATTAGCAACACAGAAAAATACTGTGATATGCATTTTAAAATGAAAGAAAAGCAAAAGTCATGAATATTTTTATCTTATCCGAAGATCCAGTGAAAGCTGCTCAACTGCAGTGTGACAAGCATGTGGTTAAGATGATTGTTGAGTCTGCTCAGATGTTATCAACAACTCACCGTATGCTTGACGGCTACGTTGAAAAGCGTCCATCAAAATCTGGTAAACGTATGATTAACTACTGGGTACATCCAAACGATCAACGTGAAGAGTTACTCTACAAAGCTGTACATCATGGTCATCCATGTACCGTGTGGACTATGCAAACAAATGCTAATTACGAATGGCACTACAAACACTTTGTAGCTTTATGTGACGAATACACGTACCGCTATGGAAAAGTTCATGGCACAGATACTAAGCTGCGTGATATGCTAAGTAAACCTCCTAGCAATATTAAATGGTCTAATCTATATACCGACTTTGCTCTTGCTATGCAACATGAACCACAGTGTATGCATAAAGATGATCCCGTTCGTTCTTATCAAGAATACTATCAAACTAAGCAAGATCGTTTCAATATGATATGGTCAAAGCGTGATGTACCTGAATGGTTTAAAGTGGCAGCATAATGGATGTGTTAGCTATCTTACTTGCACTTGGAGTTTTATTCATCGGCGGTGTAGTGTTTTCTATATGGAACGACCTACAGAACGTAGATAAACTGGTATGGCAAAACACAGGTGAACTCAAGAAAAAGATACGCCACTTAGAACAAGACATCATTGACTTAAATAAAACTATCAGCGAGCTCAAGAAATCTGACGAAGAAGAGCCCGAAGAAAAAAACGTAAGTAGTTGATTTCAAATAAAACAAAAAGGTGTACATTCTAATTTACTTGTGGTAGAATAGTACTATAAGTTATGAAGGAGATATGATATGGCTTTTTGTTTTGATGACAACCTAATTTCAGACGTACATAAAGATGCTTATGGTTTTCGTCCTAGTCAGAGTTTCATGGAAAAATGGGACAGCATGAATCGAGTTCATAAGCAACTCTTATGGGATGAGCTTTGTGATACAATCGACGAAGGTATCAAAGCTGAGGAAGAACAAGAAGCAAAAGCTCTTGTAGATCTTCGTAAAGGTGTTCGTTCAACAATGAATGCTCTTAAATGTAACTGGAAGCTAGCTCTTCGTCTCCTCATCGTAAACGAACGTTGTGATCCTGAATGCGATCAAGACTTTTGCCATGCTTTGTGGAAAATGGATATTGGATTCAATGATCGTCAAAACATCTTTAAGCTTTATAGAGGTGTGTAATGGAATACAATGATAGACATGGCGGAGCTTTTGATCGCGGTGGTGCTGATAGTTACTACCGTCGTCCCTATGATCCTCATTACTTTACAGGCGCAACAAATATGTCTGATAGAGTTGAAATGAAAGACATGACTCCTGCAGAAATTACTGCGTACACAGCAGGTTATCGTGATAATGAAAAATCTGGAAACTTTAAGGAGTGGTAGATGAGTGAAAACTATTGTACAACAAAAGGACTAGGATGGGCTTTCTTAATTATTATTTTAGTGATGGCTGGTCTACCTATCATAGGATCAGCAGTTGCTTATCCAGATAACTGTAAACAATCTATCCTTATCCCATGCTTAGGATTGGAGGCTAAAGAATGAATATAACAGACGCAGTGATATTTGTTATCACGTTGTGGGGTAAGACCGCAGCCGGAGAATGGATGTATATTGGAAATCAATACGTCCACCAGGAACCTATGACATTAGCAGAATGTACAGAATTTATTGCTCCAAGAAACTGGGGAAAATTTGTTGAAAACGAGTACTATAAAATAGAGCTCGCTTGTTATCATGCAGGACCACGAAATGAAACCTAATCAAGCCGCGCAAGAAGAAGCTGAAAAAACATTTGAAACTTTTATGCTATGGACAAAAAGAGTTACGATGTATAGTGCAATATTTCTTGGTATTGTTGTGTTTGGTTGTAATAGTGGAGTAGAAACAGGCAAAGGTAAGACTGGTTCTCAATATAATGGAGAACAGTATGATCCTAGCAACCTGAGTGTAGAAAAATGATTACTGTAGAATTTGATATGGATGAAACCATGATAACGATCATGGATGACACTGGTGAGCTCGAGGATGTGCAAGCGCTGCTATACGAAGACTATTGTCATATTCGCCAGTGGAATGAAAAAACAAAGTTGTTTGATGTAGTTACCTTTAAACCAGAAATGTATTTTAAACTTATGAAATCATTTAACCTGCACGAGGGAACGTTTGTTTTAGATAAGAAACGTGTAACATAAATGATACACCATTATATAAATTAAAAATAATGGTGTACATTTAGCTTAAACTATATTAGAAAGGTTATAGTCAGAAAAGGAGACACATATGACTTATACTCTTATTAACCACACTAACTATAATCAACCTCTATCTTTTAAAACCATTTCTCAAATCATTAAACATATCAAATCTCTTAACCTTCCATCCACTACGGATTTTTTAATCTTCCCTCCTCATAACCCTAAAACAACTATCTTTTATAATCTAACACTTTCTCAACTTATTAAACTTTACAAAAATAATCCAAATGAATTGTAACATAAATGATACACCTTTAAATAAATGAAAAATAATGGTGTACATTTGGTATTAACTGTGGTAGAAAGGTTATAGAAATTGAAGGAGAATATAATGACTGTTGCAACTAATTATGACGATCGTATGGCGCTAATCAAAAGAATCGCTGAAACAAAAAAACAAAACGAAGCACGTAAACAGCGTATGGCTAAGGTTCGTGCTAAAACAGCCGCTGTCAAAAAACAAGCTAAAAAAGCTAAGCGTGATTTCATGCAAATACCTAAAGAAGGTGAAAACATGTATCATTGGACTGATGCTTCAAAGTACGCTAAAGAGTATTATGGCGAAGTCATGTACGAAACTACAAGGTTTGATAATGACTGGGACTAATCAATTAGAAATGAAAATGCATGATCTAAACGAAAAGATTACTAAGATCAACTATCGTTTAGGTCGTGCGGAAAAATTATTGGAAAGGATAATTGAAGAAAATGAAAGACGTAATAATGGAGGATCTAATGATGGATCGTAATGAAATGATTACTGAGTTGCGGAAGCGTAACTGTCGTGTAATCTTTAAGAAAGCAAATGGTGAAGAGCGAGATATGATGTGCACTCTTCAAGAAGATGTTATCCCTGCATCATCAAGTGATAACAACACCGAAAAAGAAAGCAAAGGTTTTTCTCAAGAAGCAATTCGTGTAATTGATGTCAATAAAAACGAGTGGCGATCTTTTCGAGTCGATAGCGTTCTCTCGTTTTCGTAATAAATAGTACTACGCTATTGGAGGAATAGATGATTTATCTCTCGTTACAAACTGCACAGTGGATCTTATTAGCCGGTGCTGCTGGTTGTGCTTTCATGATTGGAAGGTATTACGGCGAAGGCGATAAGAACGATACGATACAACATACTATTGACTATTTAGTTGATGGTGGATACGTTCGTTATCAAAAGCGTGATGGTGAGATTGAACTTATTCCTCTTGACGAAAAAAATTCATAATTAAAAAAACGTAAGTAATTGTTTTTAAACAAAACAAAAAGGTTTACTTTCTCTCACGTTTGTGGTAGAATAGAATAGTAAACTGAAGGAGTTACATACATGTCTAAGCGTGATAAATTTAGAGACGAACTTAAAGGCACCGTTATGGGTGAAGTAAAGAAGCAACGTAAGAAGCGTGAGCTTACCGACGAGCAGAAAGCTGTTCTTGTTGAACGTATGAAAAAAGCACGTGAAGCACGTGGTCCTGCTAAAAACTTATCTATTCATGAGTCTATTCGTGACTTGCCTATTGATCATGCTCTAAATGCTAGTAAAGTAAAAGACTGGTTAAAGTATCAAAAAGATGTTCTTAAGTCTATGAGAGGTTGGAAGGATAGTAAGGATAAGAATGAGCGGCAAGCTTATTTTGATACTGATGCTTATGTCTTTAACCTACAAAGATACTTAGGCGACGGCGTGTATCGTGATCATCGTTACGGTGAAGAAAAACAGAATCGTATTCGTTATCGTAGTATAGCAATGGCGTACAACGCAGACGGTTCACCTAAAAGATCAGTTGGTGTCTTCTACCCAGACATCGGAGAAGAATATACTCAAGAAATGGAAGACGAAGATTATGCAGCAAGAAAAAACGTTTCTAACCAAAAGCGACTTCGCAAAGGAAATAGAAACTACCGTCCAAAGTCATAAGTCATCCTATATGGATGCAGTCATCCACCTCTGTGAAAAGCATGAGGTGGAACTAGAAGAAGTGAAGAGATTCATTTCACCAATTATAAAAAACAAGATCGAAGCCGAGGCGATGCGATTAAACTTTTTACCTCGACAAAACTGTTTACCTATTGAGTAAACTAGTATATAATAACTATATCATGATTAATGTGGATAATTCAGCAATATAAAAACATACGGAGAAATATATATGTCTTTTGCAAATCTAAAACGTACACGTACCGACTTTTCGAAACTAGTCGCAGCAGCACAATCTGCAGGTGGAGAACAACAGAAAAAGAAATACGGCGATGATCGTATTTGGAAACCAACAGTGGATAAAGCCGGCAATGGCTATGCTATCCTACGGTTCCTTCCAGCAACTGAAGGTAATGAGTTACCTTGGGTTCGTTATTGGGATCATGGTTTCAAAGGACCAACAGGTCAGTGGTACATTGAAAGATCACTTACATCTATTGGTCAACAAGATCCTGTATCTGAAGCGAATACACGCCTTTGGAACTCAGGTATCGAGTCTGATAAAGAAACAGTAAGACAACGTAAGCGTCGTTTACATTATGTAGCCAATGTCTTAGTTGTATCTGATCCTTCTGCTCCTGATAACGACGGTAAAGTAATGATGTATCAGTTTGGTAAAAAGATTTTTGATAAAATCATGGATCAACTACAACCCGAGTTTCCAGATGAAAAGCCAGTGGATCCATTCAACATGTGGGAAGGTGCAGACTTTGTACTAAAGATTCGCCAGGTTGAAGGCTATCGTAACTATGATAAGTCAGAGTTCCGTGGAGCTAGTCCTTTACATGATGGTGATGAAGAAAAGCTAGAAGCAGTATACAACAAAGCATACGATCTATCTGAGTTCTCTGATCCTAAGAACTATAAGTCTTATGATGAACTCAAAGTTAAGTTGGCTCAGGTGTTAGGTGAACAAGCACCTCGTACTGTCAAGGAAGAAGTTGTATTGGATGATCAGATTCCTGAGTTTCCAACAAAGACTCAACCCGCGCCTGCGATGGCTACGGCTGAGGCTGTAATGGAAACAGCATCTTCTACTGATGAAGAAGATACCATGAGCTACTTTGCTCGATTAGCTAACGAAGATTAACGACTATTAAAGTATTGAGATACTGGATCCATGACATCCATTGTTTCTGTGGCGGGGAGAATCAATCCGGTTCCTCCGCCATTTCCGCCTCCGCCAGTTGCATTCATATTATTGTATACATTAACAACTTGCGCTTGTCGTTCTCTGATACCGTCCATAATGTCAGAGGCTCTAAGTCCGCCACCAACTTGTGAAGCTTCTATGCTTGATATTTCAGCTTGGAGTGCAGCAATCTTAGCTCTTGCTCTATCTCTGCCACCTCCTTCAAGACCATAGAAAATATTCTCACCGGCTTCAGAACGAGCAATCTCTTCTTGTCTCTCAGCTATTTCAATCTCTCTATCTTGAATACGCATCTGGTCAGTTTTAAATCTATCCGGAACCATGAAGCTTGGAAGCGCGCCAATGATAGCTGTTTTTATATCTTCAAAAGATGGAAGAGCAGCAAACGCTTTTCTAAACATTCCAACTACACCATCAATACCTTCTTGGATTAATACACCAAATGAAAACGTTGGTGCGTCTTCTTCTCTAAATCCAAGTGTCTTGGTAATCCAATCAATTGCCATTCGAGCCGGAGCAAATAAGATATCGACTAGTCCTCCTTCACCTACTAATGCTGTCCACAAATCACCTAGCGCTGCAGATGGATCAGTAAATAGTGTTTTAACCCATCCTATTGCTTTTGCTGGAAAATCAAAGATGCCATTTATCAGGTCACCAATCTTTTCTTCAAAGCTAAAGTCTTGAATTGCCTTAGCAGTTTCATCAAACCCAAACTTACCAAGAACCCAACTTAGTAATCCTTTTAAAAGATCCAGAGGAGCACCAATAAAATCACCAATAGTCGCAGCAATACCAGCAGTTGCTTTATCGTATATTGATCCATTCTCTTCTCTCCATGCAGACACACCATCAAACAACGAAAATATAATACCAATCGGCCAAAGTATTTTGCCTAGTACTTTAGTTAAACCAGAAATAGCAGCAGTAGCAGCACCTCCACCGATACCTAACACACCACTAATAAATCCAAATATCTTTGCGCCTGGCCCTGCTATAAAAGCCTCGACTCCGTTGTATATCGCGCGAAATGGAGTCATAATCTTACCAAACGCTGCAGTCACTCTTGAAATAGCTGATGGAGTTCCGTCGGCTGCTTTCAGAGCATCATCAGCTAATCCACCGGCGCCTCCTAATCCAAAGAAACTAAACGCTCTAGTCTTTAAAGCTTGCATTGCCTCTTGTATCATTTGCGCTGTGGTCTTTGCTTCTTTACCAGTAAATTGGCCTTTTGCATTTCTTGCCATCTTGCCAGTTTCTGGATCAATACCGAAACGAGCTAATGTTCCACGAGTCAGATCATCAACAAAGCCAGTAAAGCTTGTTGTAAGTTTGGTTGCAATACTTGTAATTGGAGTAAACGCCGTTTTAAGAACATCTTTTATCTTACCAATATTCTTAAGAACACTTACTTCCCATCCCCTAATGCCAGCAAACGCCAAAGCAACACCTGCTGTTGCAACTAGTAAAGGTTTGAGTAATGCCATAGGATTAAGTAAAAACCCTAGGTCAATCTTGTCTCCTGCTTGGCGACCAGACTCAAAGTTTGCTCTTAAAGCGCCACCGGGTTGCATTTCACCTTTATCTTCTAGCGCCTGAAGCTTATCAGCCGAAGACTCTTTATTACTCATATTCACGATGGAATCACGCAAAAGATCTTGGCCGGAGATTAACACACCTACTCCAGCATTTTGTATCTTTAATTGATCGACGACTGCACTTAATGAACTCATTTTTTTTATCCTTGGCGAAATTGCTGCTGTTGAGCTGCTTGTCTTTCTTGTTCTAGTTCTTGTGTTAATAATGTAAGATACACCTCCCTCTCCCAAGGCATCATATTTTCAAGTTCCGTTAGTGATAATTTAAATGAGTACATTAATCTAAAATTCACTTGATAGTAATTCACTAACGAATCATGTGAGAGGTTTACGCGAAAAAATCATTCATTCCTTGTAACATAAAACTATTTTCAGTTTCGCATTTTTCACAAACAAACTTAACTTCATGTTTTAACTGTGGCAGATCTTGAATAAAGTTCATAATCTTTTCAAACTGTTCACTGTTCAAGTTATCAATAAAGTCATCTACTGTTTTTTTGCTTTCATCAGAAAATTTAATATTGTCTTCTTCACTCATCAATGAATCCATACAACTAGCAATCATATTCATGATTGTATTGGTCGGTGACTCACTGTCAACCATAGCGTCATTATTTAATACCGAAACGTAATTCGGATACTTCATCTTCAAAGTCCATGTATCATTCAACTCAACCATCATATTGTTTTTTTCTGGAATATCTACTTTTATTTCTTCCAGATTAATTGATACTTCGTTTTGGTGTTCACACTCTTTACATTTCAAGCCAACATGTGATTTCTCTCCAACTGACTTTGCTCTCATCTGTGTAAATGCGTATTCAACATCAAACGTAGTCAACTTGTTTACATCAACATCTGGCGCACATGCTTTAATCGTGTCAGTAATCGCGGAAAGTATCTTTCTTTGATCTTGTGTTTCAAGTGCAATCAATAATATTTTTTGTTCTTTTGTTAAGAACGGTCTAAATGAAACACCTTTTCCGCTTGATGGAATCGTCATCTCATAATTTGGCGTTTCATTAATATTGGGTAGTGCCATAACTATATCATCCTTTAGTTAAAAATTCGTGTCAGTACTGTCCCTAGTGCAGTTTGTACAAAGTTTCCAAGTGGGTCTTGATCAGTGAAGTTTGAAGTCCATCTTGTATATGCCAGTTGAACTCTTAATTCTACTAATCCATCTAGTTCGTTATTTAGTGGTATCGCTTCCATAGTTACAGGAAAAGCTTTTTCAAGCTGGCATGAGTAAATTTTATCTTCACCAGTTAAGAAGTCTAGATTAAACTCACCCTGAGCAAAATCAAACGGTCCTATTCGAGGTAACCGTTGCTGTATGATTTCTGGCAATCTAGGTATTCCTAGAGGCGTTGAGTAAACCGGTAAGCCCACTCCTTTCTTAAGCTGGTGTATTCTAACATTACGAACGTAATCATTTTTATATCCGATTTGATATGTACCCGGATTATACGCAGCTTGCATCCATTTCTCAAAGTATTCTTTTATTCCATAGTCATTCAATAAAAGAAAAGATAAGCTTACATCATCGCTAACTGCGCCGTAAGCAACTTTTTCTCTCTTTGTTCCAATCTCTTTATCATATGTAGCTACCTGTCTTCCTGGTAAATTTACATCTCTACATAGTAAGTTAACTGCTCGAGTCGTGGCTCCTGGAAATGCTGGTAGTTCAATCGAAAAAAGATTGGATCTTGCTGGTCCGTTCTTTCCAGATATTTCACCTTTAAATTGTTCTAAGTTAATTGACATTATAGCATTCTCCTTGAGTCACTATAAACTTTATTACCGCTTGATTTTTGCCAGTCAGCGGTAGGAAGAAATGTTGCGATCTCCCACTCAGGCGCGGGTACGCGAGCAAACCTACTTTTAACGTGATCTTTCAAGTAATGTTTAACACACGGCTTGAAGTATTTAAACTTTGCTGCTTTTTTTAATAATGAATATGAAACTTTAAATCTAGTAGTTTCATCATATAGTTTATTATTTGTAATGTCAAGCAAGCTATCTAAAAATTTTGCTCTTAATGTTGGAGGCAGATAGTGTAGGTTCATACCAAGGAATCCTCCTTCGGCTGGTCCTAATACAATCACCAACGGAAATGAATCGTAGTACGGAAGTTCTTTCTTAAGCTTAGGATCATAGAAGAACATGTACATTGAACCAACAATCCTACGATTCGAAAGTTCAATCGGATCTTCTTTCATTAATTGATTACGGTTGACACTTCTCATCGTCTGTGCTTTCTTACGAAACCAATCTCGAGATGCGTTTGTTCTTGGCGTAATTCCAGCTCTGAAAGCTTCGAATTCTAGTGTTTGAAATAAGTTACTCATACCAGTATTTATACCGATTTATCACTATTTCTTTTTCTTACGAAGAGGCTTAAGTGGCTTCAATGGTTTTATTTGTTTTGGCATGATTCCCATCTTTGTAAGAGTCTTTTCAGTCCAGATCTGAAATCCCCAGTTGTTATCTTTTGCAAACTTACTCGCTGCTTCCCATTTATTTCTATTCTTTACATAAGTCATCGCCTCACCGATATAACGCTTTGACTTGTCTGGTCTTTTAGGTGGTTGCGTTTCTTTCTCTGGTTTGATTTCAACAAGAATAGTTTTGCCACTCTTAAATGTAATCTTAAGATCCATAAAATACCTATGATACTTCTTATCAACATCATAGAAGTATGGTATCACTACTTCTTCGCTAGACCAAGATTTTATTTCTTTATTCTCATCACACCACTTGAAGCAGTGTCTTTCCCACATTGATCGGAAAATTACACCATCCACGTCACCCTTATACTTCTCACGGTTTTTTACTTTATAACGACCAGAATAAGCCACGGAGTTTCCTTATAAATAATGTTAAAGATTTCATACTATTTATTAGGTACAATATGGCACTAAGATTCCCAAAAGACGATCAACGAGATTATCAAGGACGAATTACATTTCGTTCTTTTGCTCCTCCTGTTCCTGAGGTTAGCCTTAGTGGTATAGGAGATTTATTTACAAAGACTAGAGATGAATTTAGAAATCCAGACTTGGGTTTATCACCTGGTGCTTTCGGTGGTAGAGTTGAAGTTGGGGACAGAACTAATTATTTGTACGGCACACGATCAAATAAAAGAAACTATTCAGGTCAAAGAGTGTCTTTATATTTACCACAA